TGAATTTCTTGCATCCTAACACACATTATAAGTTACATCAACGTATAAAAGGGGGGTCGGGGTGATTGTGGAAGGCGTGTCGATTTTGAGATTATAAAGAATTACTTGTGGGATAAAAAAAAAGGTGGCGATTGTTAAGTCGCCACCAATTACATTAGCTTGTTAGTTAATGATTAGGTTTATATTTGTCGATTAAGATTGAATTGTTCTGCAAGTTCTTGGACTAACTCATTTGCAAACTTGCTAACAACTTCATTGTCTTTGTTCGCTTGTATAAATTCGAAAATCTTTCCGTCTAAATAACAAGCCAACATTTGCCAATTAATTCTTTTCTCATTACTTAATCGTTCAAGAAAAGTCTTCAATCTATCAACAATCTCATTGTTGTCTTTTGAAGTCATTACTAATGTCTTCAATTCAACTATTTGATTATTACTCGGCATAAGTTTAATACTCCTTTCATCTGTTAATATAATGATAAGATTTCATAAGTCAAGATAAGATATATATTTATTTACAACTTACGGTTGTATCAACACACAACTACAACAACGACCTGTGCAACTGGCCAGAAGCCCTGATTGATGTATTAAAAATACCAGCAAAACGCATTTTTCTTCAAAACGGGAACGGGAAAGTTGTTTGTTTATGTAGATTTTTGAACTAGATTTTTCGCTGGCGCCCGCGGACTCTGGTTGATATATAGAAATCCGTCCCCATTGCATTTTGTTTAACAACGGGAACGGGAATTTGTGTTTAGTTGGTTTGTGATGGTGACTGTATTTCCTTGAACAAGTTTGAGAATTTACCTCGTCTATCATCACCCATGTCATCATGATGTTCAGCTTTACCTAAGTCATTATCAAGAATAGGGAAATGCGTCCCAATTGTTTTTACTTGGTCGCAAGTATGTATCATCATAATCTCTTGCCTCTCAGGGTGTTCGCTAGGTGCAAGATTAGTTGATTCACCTTTTTTTATTTTCAAAGCGTAAGCCTCAGTCATGAAAGTATAGAAAGGTGCATTGAAATCATCAAGCATACCTGACACCACAGTCACGGCTAAGTTCTTTGATATATCACTAGAAAACTTGCAACCTATTACCATTTCACCAAACGGTGATTTAGGCTCTGGGTCATGCAAGACCTCGACTTTTTTACCCATTTGGATAAATTGATTGCCTCTTTCTGAAACCATATTTCTTTTATATGGAATAAAAAACAGGGCAGGTAGTTCCATTTCTTTTCTTCTATGAAATAAAAATGCATCTCTACCATGATTAACCGAGTACTTGTGATAGTCTTCCAAAGACTTGTACTGTTCTTCCAACGGTCTGATTGCAACAAACTCAATAGGAAAGTTTTTCATAAACTTTTCTTTGAGTTCTTTTATTAACTTCTCGTCCATGTTTGCTCCTTTGTTTTTAGTTGAGTTCATCTTATCAAATCCCACGACATTGTCAAACCTAAAAAAAATAAATTAAAAAAATATTCAAACCCACCAGCAGAGCGAAGCGGCCGGTGCCTGTTGCCAACAGTGATAACATACCAGCAATCATCATTACTTTTAGCACGGGAACGGGATTATCCTTTCATTGTTAACGGCAGCCCACCAAGAAACAGGAGCCATACATTAGAGATGTACGAATTACTTAATGAGCTACCATTGCCGGTATACAGCTTCCCCACCCGAAGGTCAAGCGTTTTCTTCAGGGACCTGCTGCTGGGCTCCTGATGCAGTTTATTATAGTAAGCGCCTCCTTATTAGCCTTTTCCTTACCAACGGGAATGGGATTCACCTGTAACAGCTGCATCAGCTCCTGGCCATCCAGATCCAGTCTTAATTAGAAAAAACCACAACCTAATGTGTTTGACCGAGAAACGGGAAACCATATCCTGTGATCCTGAACCAAGCTGGTCTCGCGGGGACGCTGCCGATGAGATGGTAAAAAACCCAGCAAAGTTCAATTTTACCTGTCAACGGGAACGGGATTTTGCGTAATCATTGATCTTTCTGAGCTTCAGGTTTTTCGCCGGCGCCCGCGGCTTCTGGTAGTAGTTATAACAAACCAACAACTAATTTGCTTGACAACGGGAACGGGGTTTCAGGAGCTGCATCTCTGGCCAGGTCCCAGCAGGTGATAGAATTTATACCAGTCATCGCTGTCTCTTATTACTGCAACGGGAAAACGGGACCTGTGGCCCTGGATCGCGTTGCTACCTTCGTAAACTTTATAGACCGACTCCGTGAGGGGTCGGGCCAACACAAAAACCTTTCCACCAAATTTAGTTCTCTCGTAAATCCAGGCTTTTTGAAACTTAGATAGGCGAAGTGAGTTACCTTTTATTACCTTAAGTTCAATCCAAAATTCAACACCGTTATAGCAACCATTTACATCAGGTACACCTGGGCAAGCTTTATTTTCTATTCTTACCAAGTGAGCGTCTTTTAACGCTTTTTTTACGTCTTGCCATAATTTTGCTTCTGGCCCCTTTGCCATTTTTAGCTCCATTAATTAGTTCATTTAGATAAGGTAAGAACCACTTGTTATCTCTGATAACTTGCACCAAGAGATTTGTCAAAGCATTTACTACAAGCTCTTCCTTTTTAACGTTTGTAATTGGACCACCATCAGCACTTAGACCAGAATAATCTAATCCGGCATGTAAAATTTCATGAAGGAACGTATTGCCTTTTTCAATGCTTTTAAGATTTTTGTCCAATAAGATTTGTTTGTTTTGAGCATCATATTCTCCTAACGTATTATCTTTAAACAAGATTGATTTGATTTTTAAATCGTCATATCCAATTTTAATTTTCTTCTGTCTCAACTCTGACCTCCCCCACATGTGTGCTGACAAATGAGCTATTGTTAATAAAATTTAATACCGCAAGAAAATCTTTAAACTTCTTGGTCTTGTCCGCTTTGGACTTCAACGTCCTCAGCGTCTGCTGGTACTTCGATAACTTTCGTTTCACCAAGCTCATCGTGCAACTCCTTAATTGATTTAATAAGATCATCTTTACTCAATGCAGATAAATTCTGCGTTTTAATTTCTTTTCTATCAATATAAAAACCTGCAGCTTGACCAAGTCTAAATTCTGAATTAATTGCTGCTGCCATCTGGCCTTTGTCCTCAGCTCTTTTAGACAAACCATCGAGTCTTTTTAAATGTCTTAAAAAATCTTTAAAATGTGCAATACCTTTTTCTCTCATCTCTTCAATATAGGAGACAACGTGAGGTGACTTATCAGGATTAGTTAGAATTGATCCCCATTTTTCACAAGTAGGCTCAGAGTAACCTGCTTGCTTTGCAGCTTCTTTTTTTGTGATGTTAGGGTAATTAGCTACATATACCTCAGCAAAAGTTCTTTGTTTTGGTGTGAGATTCAAATGTGTTTTTTTACTATTTGCTATTGTTAGCCCAGTTCTTGACATTATGCTCCTGTATAAGATTATTCTAACTATGTATATATCAAAATTACCTGAAGATCGCCAGCCCTTTAGTAGTATGAAATTCTGTGTACTTTCTGTGTACTAGTATGACAATATAAGTGTTGGTATTGTTAGTTAATAGTATGTTTTCTGTGAGTCTGGGTACTATTGATGTAAATCATTATAAAAATATTATTTACTTAGAAGTATCTATATAGGAAAGAAAAATTCTAGTTTCACGTGAAACATAGGAACATAAATAGTCTAGGTGAGCAACAAAATGCTACTCACCCAGTTAACTAAAAGCCTAAAGAGAGCTTTTAAGTAGGTTCCACTCTCGCTTCCCCTACTCTAAGAAAGGGTTAAAAAACTTAACCTGTTATTTTTTTATATTAATTTTATTCATAAGTCTACCAATTTCTTGGTCCTTAGCCATAAGGTCTGCTCTCAAACCTTCTACTTCAATAGTATGGTTTTTCTTAAGCAGTTCTATCTCTGATTCGTATTGATCAGAAGTTTTGACTGGTGAATCAAATTCTTGTTTACTTATCTCTTTCCAAGTCGACATAATTATTTATTACATACCAAACAGCCAGGCCCCCAACTAAAATTGCTATTAAGCCGGTTAACAACATTCCTAGACCAAAACTAACTGTCATTTTTTGTTTTTATTTCCTCTCATGTAATGATCACCAGGCTCGTAGTTCCAACGCTTACCATGGTGGCCTCTTACATCAGCGTAAAACATTCTAAGTTTTACTATTGTTTTTATTATTAATTTTTTCATCTTGTTTTTGTACTATCATTTTTCTGGAGCCATTGCTGCAGAATTCAAATTCATATCGGTTTAACACGTCTCTTACAATATTACAATCATAGGTTTGCCAATCGTCAAAAATAAACACAGCACCTGGAGCTGCTCTCTCTGCAAAGAAAACTGCTTCATTAATTACGTCTGTTGTTTTGTGTGGACCATCAAAATGCACAAGAGAATACTCATTGAGTAAATATTCTTTTGAATCCCAATAAAATTCAACACCATAGTAATACTTCTCCATGAATACTCTATCTGTTATATTTAATAAATTAAATCTTGGTTCACCTGCAAAATCTTTCTTAACTTCAGCAAACATCTTTTCGTTGTAGTCCATTTTACTAGGCTTAGTCTTATCGTAATGTTCGTAAACTAGATCTCCGTATGGATCTATACTCACATGGAAATGTAATCCTGAGTAATTTGGTCGGATATAGTTTAAAATTAATTTAGTTCCTAACCCTTTTCTCATGCCTACTTCGGCAGTTAACATTATTTTTCGTTTGCTATGTTTTGCAACTCTTTCACTCCAGGATGCAAGTAAATCGTAATCTTTAGAATCTCCTTCTATAGTCATTTAGATATTTCTCCCTTTGTTTTAAATAATTTTTTTGTTCTTGAGTGTAACTGAAATCTATTCTTGTCTTTCTTAGTCTGTTGTACTGATCTAACACATACTCTGGTTCGTAAGCAGCAAACATGCATACTAACCTAAAGTCCTTGTCTCTGTTTTGAAACCAAAGTTTTGATGATTTTTTAGCCACAACAAGAGATCGTTCAAGGCCTTTATAAAATAGGTCATCAAATGCTCTCCATAGCACTGCTTTCCATAGCCTCGTCTCTGATGAAACTGGTTCTGATTCGTATTCTGTGTGCATTGCTCCTGTTTCTGACAGGAGACAACCTCTTGGAAGATCGATGATGGTAACTCATTGATGAAGGTGTCTCCTATCATTTGAAAACCGTCACTGGTCCGTTGTCCGTGGTCTTGTCGTTTTGTACGACACATATAGGACAATTCATATAGTTATCACCATCTAATTGCAAGACATTTGATGGAAGCTCTTTTTTTACATAATGATTGCCATCGCAACTCGGACAGCTTTTATAAAATGTAGACTCATTTGCGTCTGCCATTTTTACCTCCCGTCTTCTCCATATCCTTCATTATTTTAGTTTCGTAAGCATCAGCTGTCATACCTCTATCTTTAGCTCTTCTTACTACCTCTTTATCAATCAAAAGCTCAATGTACTCGGCTGGCTTTCGATATTCTTTTAAACACAACGCCTGCAGCAACGTATGAGATTTCTTCCTCACGGCTACTGATTTCCATTTATTTACGTCCATATTCCTCCGTTACATAAAATACCATAATGTGCATACTAAAACTAATAAACTAAATCGTGGTAAGAATATGCCAATACATAGACTTACCAACAATATAGTTTTAATAATCCCAACAGCAATCATGGTGTTAGTTTATTATTTTTTCTTCTAAGTAAATCAGCCTTGATAGTTTGATTAGCTATCTCCTTATCAAAAAATGAAATACCTCGATCACCACCTTCAGGTTCAAAGATAGTATTAATTAACCTTTTCACTGCATAGGCCCAACGATAATCTTCCGGTGATAACATCCTACCTTCCGAATCATAAGTTGGTATATCTTTAATTATGTTATGCACTGCTTTTGAAAACGACACCCAATTGCAATGATAGTCCTTATCTCCATCGCGCCTACTCATTAGTTTTCCTTTTTAATATCTACTGCATTCCAACTAGCTAATTGATCTTTTACTTGCATAAGTAATTGTTCAAACTTAATAGCTGCTGCATTAGATTTGTGTCTGTTTTTAAGTTCACCATCTACCCAAAACTCAATCGTATCGTCTTCATCATGAATTTTAACTGTAAATGATTTTGCTGACCAAGATTTAACACCACGAGTTGGGTGTGGATCTGAGCCTTTGCTAATACCAGGAGAAAATATTTCTCCAGCATCATTTAGACCTTTCTTTTGTCCTGAAAGGTATAACATCTCTACAAGATTATTTATTCTAGAGATTAGTTCTTCTTTGTTCATAAGTTACCATCCTTGTTGTTATCCCACGATAATACAAAATGCCCATTTGAAGTCAAGATATATTTACATTGGCTTAAAAAAAGTGTAAGTAATTTTATGGAGTTCATACTTACAATGATTATGTGTAGTGGTGCTGCCAATAGTTGCCTGCCACCATTTTTAATGCCTACAACATACCCTACAATTTATGAGTGTATGATAGATGGTTATGCAGAATCACAAGAAAAATTAATTGAAATAGGGCCAAATGATGTCAATGAACACAGATTATATATAAAATTTGAGTGTAATCAGGTCATAATCCCGCCACAAAAACCAAAGGTAAGGACTTGACAGGATTCAATAAAAGTGCATATAATACACCCACGAAAGCTTATCGTGTACAAATAAGACATAAAGGTATGTACTACGATGAGGTAATAAGCGGACAAAACGATGAAGATGGTTTAAAAAATTTCTTCGTCAAAGGTTATGAAGGTAAAATACAACCTAAAGACCGAGATCCGATATATACACCGGATCGTTTTTTCTGCACAATTGAAGAGGTAACAAATGAGCTTACAACAATTAGTTCAAAAGAAACTCAAATTGGAGCATCAGTGGGCAGCACAAGCACTGGACCAAAATAGGGTAACACCTGACATGAAATGGCTCGACATTGACATCAAGAAATTAAAAGTAGCTATTAATGATCAAAGTGTAACTGATGCACTAAAAGAATTAAAAGTAGAAGACTAATACTCTGAATCTACTATAACACCCGGAACATCAACTTCGGTATAGACTACCTTTCCGTTTATTTTTTGCTCAACAGTTTCTGAACACAAAGTGCAAGTGAAAAGTTTTTTATTTTTAGTTGGATTAAAATGTGTATGTTCATGGCACATAGGACATTGGCCTATATTTAATGTTTCGTTAATTTTTACTGTCATTTGTTTGGCCCCAGTTCATACCCGTAGCTATATCTACTTTTGAAGGTACTTTCAACTCAGGTATACAAACTTCCATTATATCTTTAATTTCTTTACATGCAGGTTCTAGTCTTTCAAATGGTATACTAAAACATAACTCATCATGTATTTGTATTAAAGGTATAAAATTTTTCTTAGCACAATCTATCATTGCTTGTTTAACTTGATCTGCAGCAGATCCCTGTATCAATCTATTTAATGCTTTGTAAGTCATTGCACGTTTTATATTATTTTTACCATATTTATTAACTGCGTCTTCAAATGTAGTTGCCTTATGTAAACCAAAAGAACTTGGCTCCCACATATCAAATCTACACTTACGCCCTTTTAGAGTCCAAATTGCACCATTCTTATCTGCTGATTCAGCAGCTCTATTTGCTAACTGTTTAACAAAAGGTACTTTTTGATTGTATTCCTTAAGTATTTGATCTGCTTGTTGCTTATCAATACCTAATTCACGTGAAAGTTTATTTTTTCCCATACCATAAAATATTCCTAAATTAATTGTTTTGGCCTGAGATCTTGGTATTTGAGCCATGTCAGCTACAGTCTGATGGAAGTCCGTATTTTCCTCTTGATAGGCCTGTATGAGGTCCTCTGTGCCATTAAAGCCTATACTTGCAGCATAGTGTACTACCAGTCTTGGTTCTTGTTGAGAGTAATCAAATGAAGCCCATCTACAATTTTTATCAGGTAGAAATAACGATCGGATCCTGGGTCCCAGGTCTTTGTTCCTAGCTGGAATTTGCTGTAAATTGGGGTGAGCATAAGAGAGCCTACCGGATACGGTTCCCCCTGCATCACCCCTTAACTGATTTATTTCTGCATGAATCCTCCCATTATGTTCAAATTTAAAAATTGAATCGATGAAAGTAGAGTGAAATTTATTAACTTCTCTCGCTTCACGAATCAAACCAGCTATGGGTTCCTCACAATTAGTCAACCAATTTTGAGTAAAAGATGGTTCTTTAGCCTTCTCAGTGAGAGGGTAAGATATCTTCAACTTATCAAATGCTTTTGCAATAGATCTAGCTGCCCATATATCTATATCCATACCCGCAGCTTTCTTAATTTTCAACAGCGCTGCTTTTTCTCTTTTTAAAAATTCTTTCTTCAATGTTTCTGCACCCTCAAGGTCAACACGCACGCCATGTGCTCTCATTTGCACTAATTGAGGTAGCAGCTCCATCTCCATTTCCCATACATCAGTTAGATCTTGTTTGGTAATTTCAGTTTTAAATCTTTGCCATAATTTATAAGTCAACACTGCATCTTGTTCTGCGTAGGGACCTACAAATTTAGCAGGTAGCTTAAACATTTCTCCTTTTGCATCTATTCCCCAATCTTGTGCTGCTTCTCTTAAACCTGCTTCAGATTTAAGTTCAGATAAATAATCAACTGACAAAGCATTCAAACTGTATCCTCTTCTATTCTCATCAATTAATGCGGCAGCAATCATTGTGTCAGCAATCTTTCCATACACCACAACTCCATGAGCTCTTAACCAACCAATATCGTAAGCAGCATTGTGAAACAATTTAATAGCTTTAGATCTACAGATGTCTTGGACCCAATTTAGAACCATTCTAATATCCATATTACTACCAGCTTCATGAGCTACTGGGTAGTAACCTTTAAAATTATTAGTGGCTACAGATATACCAATTACATTACCATTCATCGTTGGCCATCCTGGTCCCTTAACTTTTATATCAGGATCTTTAGTTTCTAAATCTATAGCTACCTCAGGTTCGTTTCTTAAATCAGGAAAACTTGTAGGTGGTGTCCAATCTGAATCTTGAAATGTAAAATTAATTTGATTCGTCATCTAATTCTATTCCTAGTTTTGCATAATGAATTATTTTGTTATATCTTTGTTTGGCAGTTTCGCCTGGCTTTCTTCTAGTTGCATATTTTATTATGTTTGAATCAATTGTGTTAAGTTTATTTTTCATGCAATAAACAACAGGCTGAATCACATGTTGAACGTAATGTTTTCCGCCTTCCTGGTATTCTAGAGCTTTCTTTTTAGACTCCACACATACCTTCGCATTCGTTATTAAATAAATCTAATTGATCTTCAGGTTTCTTTTTCTTTTTAAGTAATGTTTCAAAATCTACAGATCTTAAAGGAATTCCTTTCCTGTGTAAGTATCTTTCAATATTAGGGTCACGACCTGTGTGTCTAATCATATCGTCTAGTCTGCAAGCCTCTTCAAATTCTTCAGGCGTTTCAACTTTGATTTCATTCCAAAGAGTATTATCATGATATGGACAACCTATACAAGAACTTTTTGCTGGTCGTTTGTAATTTTTACCTTCATACCAATCTAAACAATCTTGCCTGGACATCTTATGATCAATCAATGGCCATACGTTTTGTATCCATTTTTCTCGAGATGGCTTCATACGCATTGCTTCATCGGTTGATATACCTACCATGACTTCAATCCATAATGATCTTGGAAATCTTTGCCTGTCCTTTAATCCTATAAGCTTTCTTATCTGTCTATTAATAGGAGTTATTTTGTAATTTCTGGTGCATTGACGTGGGCCAATACCAATCTTACCGGTTTCAGTATTTTTAGCAAAGAAAGGAAGCATAATATATCCATTACCTTTTGCAGCATCTTCTAGATCTTGTTTAATACTACCTGATTTTAAATGATTTTTTGTAATTATTACTGGATAACTTAATTGGCTTTCCAACCATTTTAAATGATCATAAACTTTTTTTGGCTCCCAACCAGTATCAGCAAAAATAGCATAATCTGGTTTGCGGCCAAAAGCCCCCTCATTAGCCATAAGTGCCATCGTAGATGATTGCACACCAGCTCCCAATGATAAGATCCTAAGTTTAGGTTCTTTTGAATAATCCCAATTGCCTTTAGCCACTACCATAATTATCCTTTATAAACTGATTATACAATCTTGCCAATGGAAAGAAATACTCATGATATGTCCTAAGTATATGTAAAGTTTCTCTTGCCCTTGTAATTCCAACATACCATACCCTAGCTTCTGAACTTCTTGCAACCCCTATCTTGTGTCCAAAGTGTGCGGGCCAGTTAGCTTTTTCATAAACACAAACATGATCTGCCTCTCCTCCTTTTACAGAGTGTATTGTATCAATCGTAACTCTAGATACTAAATCTAAATTTATTTTATTTTCTAAAATCTTTTCAAAATAAAATTTATCTTTTTCTGGGAAATTTCTATTAAATACTTGCTGCCAAGGTCCTGGATCAGCTACTAAACCTGCAAAGGTTCTAAGAAAATCTATATTCATTTGGTTACTACTATGAATATTCATCCATCTTTTGCTTTCAATGGATCTCCAACCGAATGCGATCTCATTAACATAAGTGTACAGTATACCAGCTTCATCTTTAGATACAACACCTTTATTCATCAACTTATTCCAACTTTTTATAGCGTTCCATTTATTGATATCAAAAGAAGTTTTACCTTTTGTGTTTTGAAAAAACACTCCCGCATTACGTGCAAGGTCTTCTAGCTCTCTAACTATTTCCTGTGTTCTTCCAAGTATAAGCCATTCCCCATCAGATTGAGCCATCATATCTACAATATCTAAAAACGACGAATGTGTTCTTATATGTCCTTCTTTACTTGAGGGTAAAAATTCTTTTACAACCCTAGGTTTGATCATGTCAGAAATATAACCACTAAAATTATGAACAACTTTTGGTATTCTGTGTGATTGTTTTAAAATATAATTTCTACCTGGAAACTCAATATAATCTTTTACGTTTGCTCCGTTCCATTCAAATATTGCCTGGTCATCATCTCCTGCAATATAAATTCTTTCAGCTCTTGCAGCTAACTTATGCACCATCTTCCATTGTAGCGGTGTTAGATCCTGCGCTTCATCTATAATTAAAACTTTAAGATAGGGAGCTTCTTCGTTATCAATAAAATGTGTAATCATATCCGTAAAATCAACTCTATGATCTTGTTTAAATAACTCATACTGTTGATAAATTAATTGAAATTTAGGGAGGGTTGCTCTCTTAAATTGTTCGTCAACAAATTGTTCTTCAGGTTTGATTAATTTGTTTCTTGATTTATCATACACACGAAGAGACCAATCATTAAATACTTTGACACCATTGTAACTTTCATATGCAGGTCTGGCCATTCCTAAATTTTGTGCAAATTCAACCATGTCTATTTCAGGATCTAATACAGGAACTTGTTTTCTAAACTTACGACAGAAGCTATGTATAGTTCTAAAGTTTGATAGATCTTCATCATCACAACCAGGAAACTTTTTGTTAGCTCTAAATCTAGCCTCGTTAACAGCTTTGTTTGTAAAAGAAAGATAAGCTATTTCTCTTGGTTGAATGCCTTTGTTAAACCACTTATCTAATCTGTTTAATAAAGTATAGGTTTTACCTGTCCCTGGAGGACCAAATATTTTAATTGTTCTCTTTTTCAAAAGGTGCTTTCTTTCTTTGGAATACTAAATTAGATCTTTCTATGACTGGCTCGTCCATTTTTTTACACAACCAAACATATTTTAATTTAAGTTTATCGTAATAATCATGTTTAGTGCACCCATTTTTTTTGAGCATGCTTATGATTTCAAATTTTTTAGCTGCTTTATCTGATTTCTTAATAAATCTTTCAAATGTTCTATATTTAAATACAATTACATTCTGATGTAGATACCACATTTCTGCCTCAACTTGTGATGCATTATCTGCTTGTTGAGTTTCTTGTGTAAACTGTATCATAGTGTCTTTAAATTCTTCTTCTGCTTCATTACTTTCATCATATCCTTCAATAGGTTGTTGCATGGACTTGAGTTTATTTAAAAAAACTCTATAATCTTTGTCTTTAACTTTTTGCCAAACTATATCTGCTTGATCAAATAACTGTTCTGATAAGAGCTGTTGCTGATTAAGTTGTTTTCCTGTAAGCTCTACTGTCTTTTTATCTATGGTCAAAAAATAAATAGGTGGTTTTGTTTTTAATACTTGAAAAGAATCTATTGTTGGTAAGTAATCAACACTATCAATTCCATATTTTAATTCTTTACACACAGCAGAGTTGCAATGATTTTTAAGTGGCGCATCGGTACACTTGTACTGGTATTCTTTTTTTTCATATTGAGTAATCAATGCTTGAACTTCTCTTGCAGGTAATGGTTGATTAAAACCTTCGTTTCTTTCCCATACTTCTTTTTGCCAGCCTTCTGGATTTCTTTTTTTAGCTAGTGTTGCAAAACCTGTAAGTGCATTGTTTCTAAAACCGTCTGAACAACCATTTCTAATTAAAGCTTGTAAACAAGGAGGAAATTGATCAAATCCTTCCTCTAATGGAAAGCCATCAGAAGCAATTGTTATATCTTGAAAAGTTTTTTTATTTATTCTAAATTTTTGTACCCAATCATAAAACTCATGTATTGGTATACCCATACCATTATCGTAAATAGCATGACGTGTAGTTCTTGCTGCTTGTTGATAGGGGATATTAAGCCAGTTACCAAGGTCGTTTTTATGCACCATTATTTTTCTTTGTTTAGGAAAAATTTCACAACCGGATAATCCAAGATCAGCTGCTATCTCATGTAACTTATCAATCATATCTGATGCTGATACAGATTCAATTGTGTGTATAAATAAATGCATTCCTCCAGACTTAGATCTGTAAGGTACTAAAGGATATCCCTTTGTTCTAAATTGTTTAATAAGTGTTTTGTAATCAAGATCATATTTATCGACATCAATACAACCCCATGTACACGAGTTGTCTGATCTTATAGGAATGATGCCTAAATTAATTTCACCATTTAAATGTCTTTGAAATAATTCATCAGTGACAGGGCCACGTTTAGTTGTGGCCCTACCTTTTTCCTTACCGGTCTTGTTGTCTCGCTCACCATTGAGATAATACTCACCGTAAGCAACATCAAGTCCGCTGAACAGCTCCTTGAATCTGTCTAACATTAGAATGGTCGACCAGCTGGTTTACCTTCTTGTTGTACAGGATTCGCTCCTGGGTTCGTGTTTGCGGATTCTTGCTCATACTTCACATTAACATTGCCTTTTAAACAACTGTCATAGAATCCCATTGCAGCATCAAGTGTCATTTGATTCTGAACAGCTCCAATGTGAGATATCTTCCAACCATACCATGTGCCTTTTGCATTTTTTTCAAGCACAGTAGTTAGTAAATATCTTTGAGTAAACATAGCAGGGGTGTAAAAACCCTTACCATCCGATCGTTTTTCCTTTACACTTCTCATCATTGAATTCCACATCTTAGATTTTTTTCTTTGAGTGGCTTTCATACTCATGAGTGCAGACTCCTGAGGGATACCCTCTGATACCCTTATCACAAAATGTGATGCAGTTTCCTGAACATAGTTACCGTTTGGTAATCTATCCAAGTTCTGATCATCTCTTGTTGTCTGCCCAAGAATATTAGAATCAGCTGAGTGAGTAGCAGCTGGTGCATTTGCACCCTCCTGCCTATCAGGCCATTCTAAATACTCAAGCTTGTAATAACAAGGAACAACCTCAATACCTTTTTGACCATCAAACAGATCTTGTGTGACACTGTTAAAGATCATCCCTGGTCTAGCTTCTTGTATAAAAGCTGGATCGCCTTGTGTTACTTGCGGAGACAATTGACCTAGCACCTTAAGAAAAGGTAGCGCTAAATCTTTTGCACCCATTTGCTCAAACCCCTTGTCTGCTAGATCTTCTCCAACAGACGCAATAGAAAAGTTTGGCTTTACTTCTACGTTTCCGTTTTTCGTTTTCGTCATTATATTTTCTCTTTTGTTTTTATTTTCGTTCTATTAGCTACATAGATGCTAAACAAATCGGCAGGTAATGTTACACCTTTTTCCGTTTGTTCCCTTACGAACTGCTTAAGTTGCATGGCGTTCACTTCTTGTTTTTGAACGGGTCTATAGTTTGCCTTAGTCAAAAGCTCCAGAACGTGTTGAGCCTTTGAATCGTCACCAGCGGTAAACGACACTCCAACATTATTACGAATCAAGTCTGCATGATTATTATCACGCAACCATTTGAAAGCCTCTTCTTGACGATCTTTTGATATTCTTGCTCCGTAAAAAGGAGTAATCTTTACTGATGTTCCGTCAGCCAAATCAAGTGATGACACACCTGCTTCTGTCATGAGATTAGGAATAGTCTCTTCAGATAAAAACAGAGAATCTTTTTTCTTTTTCTTAAGTTGTTCTTCTAGATCCGCTATCTCTTTTTCTGCTTCCTGAAGCTCAGTACACTTTACAGATATTGTATTGATTTGTTCGTCCGATGCTTTCATAAAAGCACCCGACACTTTTTGTATGTCTATTTGTTTTACCATAACGTCCTCCGCTGATCAAAATAAACTATTGATTTTTATTGTCAAGTATTTTATTAACATGGGAGATGGTAACTAAATATAATTTTAAGACTAAGCCTTTTGATCACCAATTAGAAGCGTTAGAAAAATGTTGGGATCAAAAAACATATGCCTTATTTATGGAAATGGGTACTGGCAAAACTAAAGTTTTACTAGATAATATTGGTGTTTTAAGATCACAAAACCTTATAAATGGTGCCTTAATTATTGCTCCTAAATCAGTATATACAGTTTGGCATAACACAGAAATACCTAAACATTTAAATGTTGAATACGATGTTTTACTTTGGAAAAGTACAATGGTTAAACAAAAATTAGTCAATTTTATGCACAAACCATCAGTAAAACTTAAGATTTTTGTAATGAATATTGAAGCTTTATCAGGAGATAAAGGCTCATTTTGGGCAGAAACGTTTTGCAACCTGCACGATGCTATGGTTGTAGTTGACGAATCAACGTGTGTAAAAAATTATCAAGCAAGAAGAACTAAAAATATTATTAAATTAAGAAAAAAATCAAAGTACAGAAGAATACTTTCTGGATTTCCAACTCCTAAAAATCCTTTAGATTTATACACACAATGTAATTTTTTAGATCCTGCACATCTTGGGTTTAATTCAATTGTCGCTTTTAGAAATAGATATTGTTATTTTGAAACTTTATTTTTAGGAGGCAGACAGATTAATGTTCCTGTAGGTTTTACAAACTTAGCAGAAATAGAAGCTAAACTTAAAAACTTTGCCTACAGAAAAACTAAAAAAGAATGTTTAGACTTACCTGAAAAAATTTATACAAAAAGAATTATTCAATTAACTGATGAACAACAAAAATTATATGATGATATAAGACTACAAGCCAGGGCCCATCTTCAAGATCAAGAACTAACTGTTACAAATGTTGTTACAGAAATTTTAAGACTACATCAAATAACTTGTGGTTATTTTAAATCACAAGAAGGTGAAGTCTTAAGCGTAAAAAATAAAAGATTAGATGCTTTAGTAGATATTTGTGAAGACACTGATCAAAAAATAATTATTTGGGCAACTTATGTTTACAACATAGAACAAATAAACAAAGAGTTAATTAAAAAATTTGGAGCTGAATCAGTTGTAACTTTTTATGGTGCTACATCATCTGAATCAAGAACTGAGGCAATAGAAAGATTTCAAAATGATCCTAAGTGTAGATTTTTTATTGGTAATCCTGCTACTGGAGGTATGGGTATAACTTTGACAAAAGCTGGAGTAGTTGTTTATTACTCAAATAGCTATA